TCTTTTTCTAATCACAGCGGCCCATCTTTTACGAGCTTCTTTATCTCCAGCCTCGATCTTTTGCATAAACCCGTCAGATACTACGATACATTGATGTACGTTTAAACATTGTCTATTTACATCACCTTTAGGTTCTCTAACCTCTAACCATTCCCAGAAATCATCATGTTCTATATCTATATTGACTGACGCTGCACCTCTTCTTACTGAACCTTGATTAGTTGCTAAAATAGTAGAATCATAAATTTTTATAAATGGAACTACTCCGTCTGAAGTTCCGTTTCCTGTAATAGTTGCTCCTGCTGGTCTTATTTGATTTACTCCGATACCAACACCGCCTCCATGTTTAGCAAGTAACATTAATTCTAAATTCTTTGAACCTATATCGTGAATTGAATCTGCTACATCTATACCGAAACATGAAATTGGAAGACCTCTTTCTGAACCTGTGTTTGAAAAAACTGGAGTTGCAAGATTTAACCATCCTTTCCACATATAATCAAAGAATTTACTTGCCAATTCTGGCTTTCTTAATCTTTGTGCAACTGTTGTCGATACTCTCCAGTATGCATCCTTTGGAGTTTCTCCTTCTAGTAAATATCCCTTAGAAACGGTTTTTACATAAACTTCAGTATTAGCCCATACAGGGAAGTCTACTCCTAATTTCCATCCTTCAGATTCTCCGAAGTTTCTTTCTTTTCCCTTTTCATTGTATTCGGGGTTTGGTGCGTCGTTGTAATTTCTTATCATCATATATTTTTATATTAGAATTATTGATTTGTTATGAAAACAAATCGTCTTCATCCCAGTTTTCATCTTCGCCTGCTTTAGAATAATCAGTAGGTCTTACTGCAAAGAAATCCGTATGTGTATGTCCACCTGTTAAGTGATAGAACCAATCTAATTCTGAAGCACTTTCTTCATTGTATTTGAAGATAGATTGATATCCTATTTCTGCTAATTTTTCATTAGCTCTTTTCTTAATAAATTCTTTAAGATCTTCTTTCTTAAGATTTTCTAAATCTCCCATTTCAAACATCTTATCAATAAACTTCATTTCCATTTCAACCATTAACTTAGCTGCTTCTTCTACTTGAGATTGAACTGAATCTCTAAGATCAGTATATTCTTCGCACATGTGGTTAAATAATTGACAACCCATTTTTGAATGAAGAGATTCATCCCTAACTGACCACTTCATTTGTTGTCCGATTCCCTTAAGTTTATTTCTCATTTGAAAAGAATAAAGAACGGCGAAGGAAGAGTATAATGCAACTCCTTCTCCAAATGCACTGAATATTGCTAAAGATCTAGCAACATCCTTCCTAGCTGTTGGATTTTTCAAAAGGTCTTCATGAGTATATTCTGCTTCTGTATTCATTAAATAATCGAATCTTTCTGCTGTTGTTGGTTCATGTAAGAATGCTTCAAAATCTTCAAGGCCTAATGTTTCATTTAAATAAGAGTAAGCGGTTGCATGAATAGTTTCTTGAGAACCAAACAACATTGCCATGTGTTTGATTTCCCATTTAGGAAACCAATCAGTAACCATCCCTGTCCAATAATCTGAAACTGCACATTCAGTTTGTGCAAACCCCAAAAGAATATTTCCAACTAAATTCTTTTCAGAATCTGTAAGTGTTTCATTCCAATCCTTGACATCGCCTTGCATTGAAATTTCGGTATGTAACCAAAACGCTTGTGCTTGTTTTAACCATCCTTCAGTATAATATACTGGGTATTCAAATGGTTTGTATTCTATTCTTTCTTTAAATATTGATGGTTTCATAAATTATGTTTTCTTAAATTTTTTAACTAGTTCCTAAAGTCTACAAAAGACCAACTGGTAACAGATTGGTCTCGTTAGTAGTCTATATATTCATGTAGAATAATGGACTGCCTCTCGAGACAAAAAGATTATCTTAATCTTTTTTTAAGTCTGTCGGCTTTAGTGAAATATTCGTATGAGGTTTGTTTATAATCTTTACGCTGATCATATAAATCTCCTAGAATTTTCTTTAACATTGAAGTCTCTTGTTTATATACTACTCCGTTTTCACAAACGATTACTTCTTTATCCTTTCTTCGCTCAGCGACTTCATGCTTTGCTACCTTTTCAACAAAGGCGTCAGGTGAAATATTAAATTGTCTCATTATAGAAGGATATAGTGATGCAAAGTCAAATGCACTTACACCTGCATAATATCCTGTGATGGGTTCTTTTACATAAGCACCTGCATATTGTGCATTCTTTTCACTGTCTTCCTTCTTTTCAGATCCAATTCGTTTACCTTCTTCTGATAGTTTTCGTGCAATCAGGGATTCTGTAACTGCCACTGGCGATGCTGCTTTATATAGAGGCATCTTTGTAATGTTTGCTAAGGTTAAAAGAACTTCCATCGATTTCAACTTCTGATCTATATAATAAACCAATACGGAATCGACTACATTGTAGTAAATGTATTTTACAAAATCATCTCTATATAAATCCTGTAGAGATCCTGTAAATTTAATCTTATTAACGTTAAGAACTTGACCTGATACATAATCAAGTGCATTGGATTCTTTTACCTTTACACTTCTATCATACTTATCATATAATTGCATGTAATCTAAGATTCCAATATGTAAAGGTCTGCTATCATTTCTATCCAAAGATTGTGTCATAGAAACTTCAGCAATATCAATTTGTAATCTTTTACATCTGTTTACAATATACTGCCAATCATAATTAATAAAGTTCCAGCCTGTCATCATTGGAAACTTAGGTAGGAACTTCATTAAGAACGTATAGACCATGTCATATTCTGACTCGAATTTCTGATATTTGAATTCCCAATCCTGATCAAAATCTTTGAAATACTTATTAGTATCGTCTTCAATTTTTTGAATGCTTTTAGAATCCATATCTTCTAATCCCAATACAATAGCTTTGTGCTCTGGTGTAATTATGGAAAATGATAGGATTCTACTTTTAGCTTCTTCGGCTTTTGGAAAGCCATCTACGATTTCAGTTTCAATATCGACGAAGTATGTTTTAGGCATATTGTATGCAAAGATTTCTTCTTTATCCTTTGCAGGTAATGAATCTAAGAAATAAGTTAAAGAAAACTTATTATATCTTCTTGCACTTCCTAGTTTGACCGATCTGCCATCCCAGTTTTTATGATCTAGACTTCTGCCTTTATCATTATCATTACATACATACCAGTTCTGATACTGTGAAATTGGATATTGTTTAAATGCTACTTTACCTTCGGTGTCGTAGTAAGAGATGATAACATCCCTGTCTCTCTGTTCAATATCTAATATCATTAATAGTTATTTTTCTGACGGTTAACATTCTCTTCTGCTTTTGCGAAGTAGTAGTTGTATGCTGTTTTAGCATCTAGCCCAATTGAAGCGGCGTAATTAATAAAGAAGTGTAGAATGTCTACCCATTCCATATACAATTCTTTTTTGTCGCCTTCGGACATGTCAGAAATTTTTAACTTATCATATTTAGTGAAGTCTTTTTTCCAGTATTTCCATACTGCATTACCGCTTCCGTCTTTAATACCACCTAGAGCATCTGTCATTTCATGAATTTCGTCAACTACTGCATGTGTGTTACAGTGCCAGAAATCCATAATTTCTCGGATTGTCATATCATCAAAGTTAAAACCATAGGTCTGCTCTTGCATCTTCTTTTGGTTTTCCATGATATCTGCCAAGTGTGTTGTTGATTGGTCGTAAAAATCTTTTACTTCTAGATCTTTACATTCGTTGTCAATGTTTGCCATTTTTTCGCTACTTTTTAATGTTACTTATTATTCTACTTAAAATAATGAATCTGTTTTTAATTCTACTGGTTTTTCTACTGATCTTTTATTAACATTGTTAATAGCTTCAAAGAGATCATTGTTAACAACTTCTGGTGCGTTGTGTAATTTAGCTAATCTTAAAGAGTTTTTTCTAAACTCTTCTCTTCTCTCGTTATTGTTTGCTAATTCTAAAATCTGTGGAATAGAAGCTGCAATATCTTCTTTGTCTACGAAGATTGCAAAATCTTCAAGTTCTATGAAAGGAACTCCTTCTGTTCTGTGAATAACGTGAGTTCCCCAGTGTTTGTCAAATAACGGTATAGTTCCCGCTGCAATAACTTCACACATTGCGTATTCAATCATTGAACCATAAAGTCTTTCTGGTAAATTAAAGAATTCTGCACCAAACATTGACTTTCCAAGTTCAGCCATTCCTTCTGCTAAATTATAAGGCCCATACATATACATCCTGTCTTCAACCTGTGGATATGTAACAGGGTTTTTAATTTCATGAACTTCAAAGATATCTTCTCTTAGAGTTTTTCTATCTTCTTGTAAAAACATAGGAAGAGCTCCAATAGATCTTTCAACTCCTCTACATTCTGTTACGAAATTATTACCTTTCAATAGTTCCATAATATCGAACATTCTAAAAGGATCTTTAAATCCAGCAAATCTTCCGAAGTATGTAGTTCTTCTTTCTTGTTCTTCGACTGGAACCACGATATTAGACCATGCATCATAGTCATAAGGATTAAGATTCATTTCAATTAATGGAGTATCAGGTGCATGTTCTCTTAATTTATTTGCAAAATTAGATCTTGCAGAATAGTTGAACATAGCGTCCATTGATTTCATGATTTCCCAATACTTATAATTCTTTGCTAAGTTTGCAGTGTTATGATCTAGGCAGTTTCCTATTTTAATAGGATTTTCTAAACCATAAATACAATGTTCAATAAAGTCTTCGTTGAATTCATCTCCTACTGATTTATGTGGATATGATGTGTAATATACTACATCGCTCTTTTCAAGTTCTTTAGCAATATTAGGAATATCCTTTCTTTTAAATTCAGTACATACAATATCTGTAGTTTTATGGCGAGGCCATTTCTTTTCTACTGCTGCATAAATCGTGGCATCATGGCCTTCTTTTATAAGCCAATTATAAAATTCGATCGTGTGTCTTGTGAGTCCACAACCTTCAACTCCTTTTGCTAATACTAATGCTATTTTCATATTTGTGATCCGTGTTTTATGTTAAATCCTCCATGTTTTCTGTATGATTGGTCTTCTTCTCCTATTTGTATTTCTCCTTCATATCCTTTTTCAGATGAATCAGAATATACGTCCATTTCGGAATAGACCAAATCTCCTAATGCGTTATGGGTTTCTTCGTCATTTACCCCGATATCAGTTCCTACTAATTCGTCCATTCCTTCAAGCTCCCAATAGTTTTCTGCTAAGTATTGAACGAATTCTTCTTCAGTTGTTCCTTTATAATTAGGGAATTTTTCAGTGTCTAATGTTACGATAGGAGTTGCTTCGGCAATATATCGATACTCGGTTCTTCTTACCTGTACTTTCATTTATTTTCCGTTTTCGTAATTATCTAAACCTTGAATGTATGCTACTGCATCTAAGAGATTATCTCTTTTATGATTGTAACTTTCTCTTGAAAACTTAAGAGCAACTAATGCTTTAAACATATCAGCGCCACTTACATCATGGCCTGTCATACCTTTAAATATTAGGGCAGCTCTGTCCATGCCTTCTGAAAAAGGACCGTAATTACGATCCGCTTCTTCACTCCTGTTGTTTACAATTTCGTTTGCTTCTTCTAAGATACTTTTCATAAGAATGTGTTTAACTATTATACTCTATATATGCGTTTTGTTTACGGCTAATTTTTCTAATTTTGATTCTACTAGAATTATTAGATCTTCAATTCCTTCGTTATATGCGAATTGTGTTTCGTGGTCCATGTTTGCATACTTAATTTCATCTGCTGCATTGGTTAGTAGATTAACCAATACCTTTACGTCTTCTTTGCTCATCTTTGTTTTATTTTAGTAAGTTTTCTATTCCTAATTCTTCGGCGAAAGCAACTGTGATATCCTTTAGCAGCTTTACATTTTCTTCTGAGAAATCAGTGTTATCAAATTTAAATGAAATTGTTTTATCATTTGCACCTGTGCTTTCTTTTACGAATTCAAAACCTGGAACTTTAGATTTTATACTGTCAATTATCTTTCCTGTTTCATCTATGATTCTAGTAAGTCCATGATCTTTAACTAAATATCCAGATATTTTAATTCCAAGGTCATGGTTCTTTTGATTAATAACCCATTCGATACCTAATCTAGAACCAGTATAAGCCTTTCCAATATAAAGGTATCTACTACGGTGTGGTAATTCTTTTCTATTTTTGAATCCCATTTCAGATGAAGCGACTTTCATCCATTTTAAACCAAGCTCTTCAAGCGAAGCGAGTTTAACTGAAACCTTTTCCTTCTTTTCTTCTATTCCATATACATCTGCAAAATAACCTTGGTCATTAAACCTCAAGTGTATGGCGTAAGAATCTTCCATCTTAGAAAATTCATTAAGATAGGGTGCGTCGAATTCTTTAAACGCGATTGCAAATGAATATACTTGTTCGTAGTCCTGTTTAAGTCTATTAGATTTAAGATAGAACTGTTCATGGTGATCATTGTCCCATTTACCCTTTTGAGATTGACTCATCACTTCAAAATAATACATCTGTCCTTCGTCTTCAAACGTAAGATCAGCTCTTTTGGTTGCCATTCCAATTGTGATAGGTGTTTCTAATTTTCTGTCTATATCTTCAATACTGGATAAACCACATGCTTCGATTACAGTGTTCATTTCTTCTTTGCCAAAAAAGGCTTCTACGAATTGAGTTTCTCTATTACATTCATAGGCTGAAAATACATCTGTTAACGTGTGGTCGTTGGTTTTAATTCCTTTCGAATATCTTTTCATTTATTGCTTTGTTTATTAATTACTATACTAATATAACAAAAAAACCCGAGATAAAAAAATCTCGGGCTGCTTTTTTTCAAAAAAAGTGCAATTTTTTACAAGTCTTCTGGAAAATACTTGTCAAGTGCTTCTAATTTATCATCAGCATCGACTAACATTGATAAAGCTTCTTCTGCATTTTTATAGAAATCGCCGGTTGAGTGATCTCCGATACCAGATCCTTTATTTCCTAAAAGATCTAAAGATAAAAGTGCTTTTGATTTTTCAGCTAAGGCGCTAGCTCTTAGCATTTCGATTAATTTCTTATTCATAATTGAGTTTCTAGTAGTTTAAATGTTTCTTCTTTTAAAAATTCTTCAAAGGATAAAGGGATCATTTCTCCTAAAATAGCATTTACCTTTGAGCTATTAAGTGCGTATCTTCTATCGTGTCCGAGACGGTCTGCTACAAATTCAAATTCAGGAGTTTTGCCCATGATGTTTCCTATCATTTCAATAACTTCTAAATTAGTGTATCTTTCCTCTGAACCAATATTAAATACTTCGTTAATTCGGTCTGACATCATTAAGTTATAAATAACTAAAGTGTTGTCTGTTACGTCCATCCATTCTCTAACTTGCTTTCCATCTCCATAAACAGGAATTTTCTTTCCTTCTTTAATAGAGCGCATGATAGTTGGGATAAATTTTTCTTTATGCTGATGAGCACCATAATTGTTACATGTTCTGGTAATAATATATGGAAGATCAAATGTTCTGTTAGCTGAAAGGACTAGCATGTCTGATGATGCCTTAGTCGCCGAATAATAAGAAGAAGCTACTAGCGGAAATTCTTCATCCGCTACTACGTCCTTACTAATGTCGTCCATGTCGCCGTAAACTTCATCTGTAGAAATATGAATAAATTTTCTAAGATTAGGGTTTTGTCTAGCACACTCTAAAAGATTGAAAGTTCCTTCAACGTTTGTTCTAACGAAAGGTCTACCGTCTTTTATAGAATTATCTACATGACTCTCAGCTGCGAAGTGAACAAGGAAATCATATTCTCCTAGATCTTCTACTGTTACTTCGCAAATATCTTTCTGAATTAATGTTACTTTAGTTTTAATGTTATTTGGATTTGCAGCATAAGTCATTTTATCAACTACTACGATTTCCGCTGTTGGGTTTTTTCTACCAATCGTGTTTACAAATTCAGATCCTATAAATCCAAATCCACCAGTTACTATTATTCTCATTTGTTATTAATTATTTTAGCCGCTTCATCAGCTGTTAATGACTTTACATTTTCTTCTATAATAGAAGGATTCTGCAAGATGGTTTGCTTAGTTATTAAATCTTTAATTCTTGTCGTAGACCAATTATGTGATCTAGTTGTATAAATAACTTCGATTGGCATGTGATCTCCCGTGAATCTTTTACCAATGTAATCATCTCCTAAAATTCTAACATCTGGTTTATAAAATTCCATTAAGTTAATAAGATCTTCTTCTGTTTGATATGTAACTACTTCGTCTACGTATTTAATAGCCATTAAAGTTTTATATCTTTCATATAATGGAATTACTGGCTTGTATTTAGTAAATCTAGTTTCAGACGGATCTCTTTGCAGAAATACCATAAAGTAATCACAGTGTTCTTTTGCTGTTTCGAATGTGTAAATATATCCAGGGTGGAGAAGATCGAAGTTCCCTGCTGTAAATCCTATTTTACCTTTATTTTGATCCATTTATTTTATTTTCTTGCAACTTAATTCTGAGCCACAACTGGTGAATAATTATTTCAATAGATTTTTCATCATCTTCTTCGAGTGCAGTTATGATAGTAAAGTTATCAACTAATTTTCTAGCTCCGTCTAGATGAGAAAGACTAGAACATGAATCAATCACAGTTTCGATTTTCTCTATCGCTTGAATTGACCATGTGTTAAAGTTTTCGGGTCTGAAAATAATGTTATCCATATTGTATTATACTTAAAAAAACTAAATTGTTTATATTTTATATTTAGATCTATACCACTTGATAAGAATACTTGCCGTACTGTAGTTGGTAGCCAAGGGGATGTCATGGACATCGCAAAGTCTCATTAGCATTGATATATCTACATCATGTGGATGTTTATCGAGAGGGTCTCTCATGAATATTACGCCTGTGATTTCTCCTCTAACTACCATTGCCGCTATTTCAGCATCTCCACCTAGAGGACCACTTTGAACAGTAGAAACTCTATCAATTCCAGCATGCTCTACCTTTTTCCCCGTAGTTCCTGTAGTAACTATGTCTACTGCATCGCTATTAAAGAAATCTAATCTCTTAGATACAAATGCTACCATGTCTGCTTTTTTGTTATCGTGTGCAATTAATGCGAATCTCATCTTGTCCATACTCTATTAATAAAAAATGCTCTGTAGTTATACAGAGCATTCTTAAATTGTTTAAATATTTTAAAGATTACCAGCTAGCAGCCCATACAAATTCAAAGTTATGTTTCTTACAAAACTTTTCAATCATATCTGAAACCTTAGCTTGAGCAGCTTCGTATTTAGCATAATCTTTTCCATCTATAATGTTATAAGCGCTTTCTCCATATTCATCAGGATGTCTTAATTCTCTTGGCTCGTCAGTCTTATAATAAACTTTCTTTTCAGCCGTTCTAATATAAGGCATTCTTAATTCTATTCTTCTATGTGCTTTTCTTCCGCTTGCCTTTGCGATGTCATATTGCTTTTCGATTCTTGGCTTTAATCTAGTCCATTCGGCTAATATTTTATCATTAGCTTTAAAACCTGCTAAGATAGTTTTCATGTCAAATTCTACTCCGTTTACTCTTTTGTAATCTTTGAAAACTCCAACTACATCATCCATAAATTTATCAAAGCTAGAAATAGATTGATATGATCCGTGAACAATTCCCATACCCCATTCGTCTTCTACTTCATTAGTAGATACTTTTTTAGTTCCATTAAATAATTTTGCAAATGAATAATTAGGTCTACGAGTTGAGTTGTTAGACGAAAACTTAAATACTTCATGTTTCCATGATTTTCCTCGAAGATCAATAGCTAAACACAAATTACCTCCATAATTCCATTCTGATCTATAAACTCTACATCTAAATTGAATTTTTGGAAATTCCTTTTTTAAACGCTCTGCCATTTGTAAACCGTTACCGAAGTTAGATTCTCTTTTGTATGCTTCTTTACATTCTTTAGATTTTCTAGAAATAGCTAAAACCTTACTTATTGTATAATATGTTTCTGAATCGAATATTTCATCGTCTGTTTCTTTATCTAAAACAGCACTTTCATTAATAGATTTTAAATGAGTCAGTTTAGTGGTTGTTGATTCTGCAAATGCTTCAATATCCCATTGGATTCTTTGCATTGCATCTTCACCTCTAAAGTTTTTCTCCACCCAATCAATAAGTCCTGGTTCGAATTGTGCGTTTTGTGCCATATCATAGGCGTTCTTCCAACCGTCGTTCGATGCAACATCTTCTAACCATTGATCATATTTCTTTTGAGTCCATCTTACTTTCTTAGCAGCTTTCTTATGAGGACCTGCTCCTAAAGTTGACTTTACAGTATTATAATGGTCTGGACCAGCAAATACGCCTTCTGCCCATTCTTGATCTCTTTTATTACCGTCCCAATATTTAATTTCTTTTCTGAATCTTCTTAGTGAATAATTACCACCTTCAATTTGTTTGCGCTTTGTTACTTCTCCTTGTCTGTAACCTATTTCAATCTTCTTTTCTTCGGCAGTTTTAGGATCCATTTCGAAATGTAAAGATTTTACCAAATCTGCAATACCGTCAAATTTACCTTCAGTAACTGCTGATTCACTAAGACCTAATGATTTATTAACTAGATCTTCAATAACGCTAGAATAATCGTCCTTCAAAGCCCATTTAATTGTTTGGCCTTCACTTCTTGCTTTCTTGTTTATCCATTTAAGGTGTGTTGCATCGGTAAGAAAATCAGAAGCTTCTTTTGCAATTCCCTTTGGATCTATTTTCCATTCATCAATTGTAGTACCAAAGTTATTACCGTATGTAGAACCATTAGTTCTTTTAAGGTTATTGATTCCACCAATCTTAATGTATATGTCATTATTAATAGGCATTGCTTCAAAGAAAACTACATCTCTTTCTTCTGGGTTGTTTTCACCAGATACTTGATCGATAGCATAAGTACTATGAACTCTCCATGTAGGTTCGCCCTTTACGTTATAAGGTGCTGAATGAGTATCTCCACCAAATTCAGAAGCCTTTAACTTATATGCCTTAGCTTCATTAGTAGATCCGAAAGATTCAAATGATATAATGTTTTTCATTTCGCGTTGTTTCTTTTTATTTCTCTTCTTCTTATACTCTTCTTCGGCATCTCCTTTTCCGGCTGGAATATCCCCTGATCCAACTGATGTTTCAGATGGTAAAGAGACTTCTCCCATTCCGGCCATATCGCCAAGTGATAAGTTTTCGTTTTCGTTTAATTCCATATCTTAATATTCAAATGGCGGTGTTCCATAATCACTTTGTTCAATACCATACCATACTCCTGATACTTGTAAATACCACCATCCATATTTAGTGTCGTCTACTACTTTAAATTTCTTAGGTAATTTAACAGATTTTTTTGGAGCTCTAGCAATATACTTTAAAACTGGAACACCATCGTCCCATGTTTTTTTAGTAGATCTTGCTTGAACTGATTGTCCATCTGAAAACGCATCAAATGCTTTTGCATCTTCTATTTCATCTGCTAATAAATCGATAGCTGATTCATTAATGTATTGTTCAAATAATTTTACTTTTTTCATAATTACCAAACTATATTTTTGTTATCCCATTTAGCGATTCTTTGCTTAAGCTCTAGGGCTTTACGTTTAGCATCTCTCATATAATATGAAGAGGCTTTTCCGTATTGTTCTTCTTCAGTTTTCATATTAACGTATGCTGATACATATCCTTGATAATCTGACAATATATTTGAAATATAGTTATTTAAATCTCTTGGTCTAATTTCTCTTCCCTTTGGATCTTTTCCTATTGTTAATTCATTATAATTTCCAAGTTCTTTCTTCGCTAAACCAGCCATTAAGAATTGATGTGCATCTTCGATAATTTCTTTAACCTTTTTGTCTATTTTATCTGGGTTATCGGCTCTCTTAGCAAGAATATCGTTATACCTTGTTAAGTTATCCTCTTTGATTTTCTTAGGGTTTGTAAGTGCAGTAGCTCCAGACCTTGCCTCTGCTCTTGCAGATGTTTTGTCATTAGTAGATAAAGAATCTCTTAATGCGTCTAAATTAATAATGTAACATTCGTCAGACACTTCTGCAATTCTTTTAATGTTACCTAGTCCCGTTCCACTATATTGGTTGTGTGATTTGTTAACACCAACAGTATCTTTAGATCCAGGGTATTTACCCATGTTCTTAAGTCTTCTTGTGTTTTTCTGCTTCCCTTTCATGTCATCGTTTCTATTCCATATTGAATCGTTCTGAAACATTTCATTTTTTCCATTAGAAACAGCTAATAAACAATTTCCAGGAATCATTTCAACATATCTTGAAGAAGGAGCATATTCGTTTTCTTTTTCATTTCTAGAAATCCAAAATACAATTACGTTTCCGAATGTTTTTGCTTTCTTATATACTTCAACTGGGTTGCTATTAGAAATTATCATATCATCGGTAACTTTATCTAGTGCTATTTTAGCAAGACCATATATACCTTTAATTAATTCCTTACCACCTTTTTTGATGTCTATTAATCCTCTTAACTTAGAAGAAGCTAGAGCTTCATTAAGTTCAATATCTACTGATTCTTTAACAACTAATTCTGCATCTATAGCTACTTCATGTGAAATAGTCTCTAAACCATTAATTAGAATTGTACCATCCTTTTGTATGCCAGTAACTTCACCAGAATCAAAGGGTTTTTTAGAACTTTTGCTCAGAATAGAAACTCTATCGCCTATTTTAAATTTAGATTTAGCTTCAGTAACTACTGATTCAGTTGCTCTGTATTTTGAAAATTTACCTTTTTTAATATTCTTAACTAATTCTGCTTCACTATCGTCTATGTTACCATATACATCATTACTTGTTGCTGCGTTTACTATTTCACCAGCATCACCAATAAAATAAGTTCCTCCTGCATATTCGTCTCCATCCATATCTAGATCAAAACCACCGGCATCTAATGAATTTTTAGAAATTGTGAATTCTTTTCCGTCTGCTTTTGAAAGAGCAGCTGCTAATTTTTGTGCTATTTTAGCAGTATCTTTCTGCTTCATAACCTTTGCTTCATTGATAAAATTATCGAAGTTAGTATATAGTTTCATTTTATATTGTTTTGTTTATAATAGTATATATCTTTTAATGTAAGGAATCATGTGCTAATTCATTAGCTAAGTCTCCATTATCATCTGTAAAATCTGATAATTCTTCGTCAGTCATTTCTTTTCCATTAGAATATTCACCATAGCTAAAGTATGCATCTGAAAAATCTGGATAATCTTTCATATCAACATCTTCCATTTCTAATGAACTAATATCTACTTTCTTTCCTTTAAATTTAATATAATTAGCTTCGTTAATAAAAGATTCTAATGTTAAACTAACAACTGGTTTAATTCCAGTTAATATTCTTTTTCCAAATTTAGAAAGACCAATTCCATTTTCACTTACTGTAAAGTATTTAGAATTTCTTCTCATCCATCTTTTATTATCGATTGATTTTTCTTTTAGAATATTATTGAATTCTTCTTCTGTTAATACACCATCCGCTAATGCCTCGATCATTGCGTTTCTGACTTTAGCAGTTCTACCTGAAGTTTGTGCAGGATGATTATCGGTATATCTTCTTTTTATTTGAATTTTAGATTCTCTAAGACCCGGTTTCATTACGTTTAATTCCCACCACTGTTCTAATTGGTGATAAATATTTGCACCCATGTTTGAAATCATGAAGTCAATTACATCATCATAATCGTCTTTTTCATCTTGATAAAAACCAGGAGTATCGATATATTCTTTACCCATTATCTTTCTAACTGCTCTTTCTGGCATAGCATCGATTTCTTTTAAAAATTCTTCGAAATCTTCATCGTTTTTAAAACCCTTAGCTTCAGTAACCATTGATTCCATTAGGCCAATAGCAATATCTCCAACGACTCTATCTGCTTGTCCGTTTTCAACATATTTCTTATTAATAATAACGATCTTATTTCCAGATACTGGAATAATATACATTGGCATCATACCTGTACTAAAATCATACTTATATGAACCTTTAAGTTTTTTACCAATATCCATAAATGATTTACCATCATCTAAGACTTGTTTTACGTAATCGGCAATAGTGTCTAAGTTACCGTCGTTTTTAGCTTCAGTAACTACTGATTCATTGTTCTTATTAAACTTTTTCATCATATTAACCGCAGATAATCTAACCTTTAATCTTTTAATATCTTTAGCGTAACCATGTTTGTTTTCCTTTGTTAACTTTTCAATTTCAGCTTCTATCTCCGCAGCTTCGTCTTTTTCTTCTTTCTTTTCAGTAACTACTGATTCATCTAATCTCATTTTGCTAATAGTTTCTTTTACAAATCTAACAGCATCTTGAATAGAGTAATCAAATTCTTTTGCGATTTTATTTAAAAAAGTTTCAACCATTTTCTGCTCTTTTGAAAGGGCTTCATTAACTACTGATTCTACCATTACTAGCCCTATATCTTTATATGCTATTTCATGCTCTTCACCGTCCTGATCTACTGCAAATACTGATTTAGCATGCCACATTTCAGCATTGTCATCGTTATTAGAATCAGGATTATAAATAATGTATTCTTTTCCGTTTCCAGTTTGAATCATTGCATCATCTGCATCACCTAATTTTTTCAATAACGATTTTTTAGTATACTTTTCTTCAATAGCTTCACCTGACGTATATTCAAAATCATTATACAGTGCCTTTAGCCATTGTAAAAACTCAGGAGTTTTTTTCATTACTTTTTTATGTCCGTATTCTTTAAAGAATTCTTTCTGAAAAGTATCAAATGATTTGTGATTACCTATCATCTGGTGAATGTCTGACATAACACCTTCAGTGATAACTAATTTTACATCTTTATTTTTACCAGCTACTGCATCATCTAGTTCATTTGTAAGAGCTTTCTTCTTTTTTGTTAGATCTATTAGCTGCTGTCTAGTTGTTGCTTTCTCATCACTTCCGTCTTCTGCAGCGATGTATATCTTTACAATATCTTTCATCTTATTAACTGTTTCTCCAAATTCCTTTGAAATCTTGTTAATAGATCTAGCTTCTAATATATTAGATTCTTCAATGTATTCTCCTAATTCAGGATCGTCCCATCCGTTAGGATCTGCTAATACTGATTGTAAATCTTCTCTTGAACCTGTTAGCTCAACTTCTGGCCAACCACTTGGTCCACTAGGATCTAAAACTTTCATTGTAACTTTATGTTTCTTTAAAAGTTTTTTAAGTATCTTTGATTTAGGATCCATTGCATCCATAACTACAGTAGCTTCATTTAAATTTTCGTCTAGCTTATCAAAGAATCCACCATGTTCACTTTGTAAATCTTCACCATACTTGTCGTCCCATATTTTAGCTAATTCATCTTTAGTAATTTTACCTTTATATTTTCCCATGATTTCAACATAGACACTACCATATTCATATTCAAAATCTTCACCATAAGAAAAATCCCATGCCTTTTCAACATCTTTAATTGTAAGCTTTTTGGCTTCAGTAACCTTTGATTCATACCATCCGTTTTCGTAATCGTCATCATAATCGTCATCGCTCTCTTCTTCTTGATACCATGATTGATTTGGATCAGATTCAGCTTCTTGTGTAAAGTCGTGTCTTTTCCAATTAAATCTTGGATCTTCAACTAATGCAGGGAATAATGTCTTTTTCTTTTTATCTTTAGTCTTTATTTTACCGAATGCTAAATCAATACCAAGTTGTCTTAATTCTTTAAATGAACCTTTCATTGTTTTAACATCTTCTTCAGTATATCCATTCATTGTAGCAACAAGATCATAGTAATCCATTCCTCCAAAGCTACCGTAACCTTCATAATCCTTTTCAGTCCACTTGTTACCCATATTATCATACATAAATACTGTAATCATGTTCTGTCTTTCAGAACCTATTTGTGTATTTGTATCGTATGTAAGCCATGAAAATTGACCTTCAACTATCATCTGTTCATGTAACAATTGAGCACCAGCCGTTACAATGTTTAAATAGCTTTCAGGAATTCCATTTACAAAGTTATGTAATTCTGGTTCGAAATCTGGCATACCACATGCATATCTTGGATATGTTGCTCCTTCTGTATTTACAAGAATACTCATTCCATAATACTCTCCAAGCTCACCTGATTCAGTGTTACAATATAATACAAATACCTGTGGCACTTGAACTTTAAAGTTAGATTGTAATGGATATTCGTTATGACATCCTAATTCTTTAGTAGTGTATACGTCTAAGGAATGTAATTCTTTATCATATTTAGTTAATTCTCTATATGGAATAGAAGCTCTTTGGTTAAATAGATCTCCCCAATAAGAAGGCTTTCTCAAGGAATATTTCCCAGAAACCTTTTTGTATACTTTATATAAATCAACGTTTTCGTTCATTGAGTTTACAAAGCTTTCGAATGTTTTTTTAGTGCTCATTTTTATTTGTATTTGTTTATTTAAACGCGGTTAGGCTTTATTTTATATTTAAATTTACCCTGTGTAATAGAATATATTTGTAATTCGCTAGTTTTACCAGGTAATCTCTTATAATAATGAAAAGCTACTATTTTCTGTGCTTTAGACTCTATAAAAAGAAATGGAGTAGATATATCTCCTACTGCTGAAATTACATCGTTTTGTATTTCAGTAAATGTTCTAACGGAAGACTCAGTCTCTATTATACTTTTAATTTTTTCTGCAGTTTTAGAGTCACTTAGCTTTCCTAATTCTACGTCATTAAATTTAATTACTAATGCGCCGTTATCTTCTTCTCCAGGACCTATTTTAAAATCTCTTTCACTAGAAGAAAGGGCCTGAATATCTGTCTTAGTTAAATTCTGAATATGCTTAAATCTTTTTCCACCTACAGTTCCCCATTCATTTATCCAACCACCAGAGGCAGCCATATCTTTACCATCTCCGTCCGGGTTGATTTCTTTAATCTTATATTTTACTGCGTCATATAATGCCGTTAACTCCGGTACATAATCACTATTAATTCCCTGGTGTTTTGCACCTGTTCTCCAATTTTGTAACATGCCCTTTGATATTTGAGCTTCTTTTAACTCACATTTACCAGAGGGTGGTTTAATTGGTGACCACTTTTCACTATATAATTCTAAGTCAGTATCGGCAGAACCTCCACCTATTTTTATATTTTCTACAATATATGCTAGCATTATTTCTCCAGCACCAATTCCATTATCGTCTCTTCCAATATTAAGCAATTGGTTTGCTTCGTTTGCATTTAACATTAAATATTTAAAAACTACCCCAAATGTATTGGCATCCATTTTAGAAAGCCATAACCTACCATCAGGTTGTTGTTTAACATCTGATGTTGAAGTAAACTCAACACCTTGCCATGGACACTTATTCCTTTTAAATGTTTTATTAATTGAATTAAATAAATTCTGCTGGGCAGCCTTACTGCCGGTTGATGCAACTCCAATATAGGATTCTATAATTAATGCTTCATTTTCAGCATTGGTTTTTGCAGCACTATGAAGTGCTCTTTCAAAATCGTACCTATCCATTATTTTCTAAAAATTGTTTAAATGTTAATAATGATTCAGTGACTTCATTTGATTCTGAAGCACCTACTGAATCTTCTAATTTTTTCTTAAGTTCACCATACATTTTATGTAAGGCCTTTGGTGTTGTAGACTTAAATAGTTTTTCATCTCCATCTAACATTGCATTTCTAACCTGAGTCGCTGAAATATTATCGTCTGTTCTTGGAATTTCAAATAATCCAAAATCACTTCTAACTCCAAGATCTTCTCTATAAGAATCTTTATTTACTTGGAATCCATAAGTTTTCATTCTATCACTTCCTGTTCCCCATAATACGGGCTCATAAGTTGGTCTCATTGCATTGAACATTGTATCAATACCTCCGGTTGGAATTACAAAGATTTCTTTTAAGAATGGATATTGTCGTTGAACCGCCTTAAACATATCTAATTGTGTCTTCTCATCGTAAGGTCTTTTAAATGCATCTTCCTTTTTCTTATTCTTTGCTTTTACTAATAAAACAACTACAGGATGTCCATTTTCTTTGTGTATAGTTTCTAATACCTTAGCATGTCCAAGTGTAAATGGTTGAAATCTACCAACAAACATATTTACTAATTCTCCTCCTTGTTCAGGATGATCTACTTTGAGTGCTTCATTTAAATTAACACTTGTCTTTACTTTATTATGTAATATGAAATTATTGAAATCATAGATTGAGTTTTCGTCTGTATTTTCAACAAATACCTTTTTATCGATGGTTTCAATTATTTGATTTAAATGCTCTAGCATTTCTGCATTTATAATATCGCTTTCCTTGCTTCTCTTTTTTCTAAAAGAACCTAGAGTTATTTTAAATAATTCTGCAAGTATTGGGTTTTCAACATAGGAAAGAGTGGTCTCGTTCTTAATGTATTTAGTATTTAGTTTAAAGGAATCTGAATCTGCAAAATCAGCTGATTCAAAGTTAACACCAATAAACTTAGCAGAGTGTTCTTTAACATACGTATTAAACATTACTGACATTAATTCAATATATCTCCAATCTGCGGTTTCTTCATTCAACTGAATGTCTTTCATTTCAAATGTAGAAATAAATTCAATAAGACCAGCGATAGTAATTTGATACATGTGACTTGATCTCTTGTTTTCACTAACAGTTCTTGTAAAATCTTCTAATTTAAAAGATCTAGATTTTTTCTCATCAATAAAAGAAACTATTAATCCGTCTATCTCCACTTCAAAATCTTCATTTAATGTGGGAGAAACTGCGTTTGGATTAAATGTTTTAATCATCCTTTGAGTGAAAGGTAATCTTGCATCTGTGTTTGGATCGTAATCGAACGCTTCAGAAAACTCTTTATCTGACATAGATAAAATAGCTATTAATTCTTCTTTTTGCATTTGAGATAACATACCATCAAACACAATACTAGGTCCTTGAACCTCTAATATCTTTGCCCATTTATTTAATACAACTGGATCGCTAATTGTTTTTCTAATCTTACCTGACTCATTCATAGTTTGAATGTGAGTAAGTATTAAATTATTTTTGGGTAGTCTAGTATATTTGTATTCTGACACGTTTAATTCAGGTAAATATTCAAAACCAAATTTCCAATCATGTGGCATTTGTTCCTTTATGCTAGGATCTAAACTTTGAATGTGTTTGACACCTGTTTCATATAAACCTACTATCGTTCTGTCTATCATGTTCATTCTAGAATCTCCAGACTTGTAATATTCAAATTTAGTTTGGTTTCTTCTAACGTGAAATGAAGCTCCTTGTATTTTTTCAGTTACTAGAACCCTGCTATTCAACATATCTTGAAATGCGTTGATATTAGTTTCCTGAAATACTTGTCTTAGTTTTTTAAGTGCCATATTATATTATTTATCTTCCATACTTTATGATTCCCATCAGCTGATTGATAGCAGCAAAAGTACCTGTTAGTTTCATAGTCTTTCCTTTATATACAAAAACTATTCCTTCGGTTGGTATGATAGATTCTACTCCTCCAATTCTATCAAGTCTATCAAGTTCTTTCATTACTCTATTAACCTGGTCAACTTCACCTCCTTTTTTGATCTTGTCTGCTTCTGTTCTAATCTGATTATGTAGTCTTTGCATCTCCTTATCAGGATTTGCTGCTACAAAATTAGAAGCATTTTTAAGAATTATAGATCCTAGTTCTAAGAATAAATCTTCAAACGGTCTAATGTTTTCTTTATATTTCTTTTTAACATCTTCTTTGTCAAATTTCTTAACAGAAGCTGCTTCATCTTTTCCTATTTCCTTTGCAAGTGATCTCATATTTAAAGACTTCTTATCTCCATAGGCCCATCTTAATAATAAACCTTCCTTATAGTCTTGTTGTAAATCAGGGAAATTTGTATCTATTGTTTCTCTCCACCACATTTCATGATATCTAGAAACTTCATCAGCATCTGTTAAATTATAACGATCTCTTAATGTTTCTATTTGTTTTATAAATTTAGATTGATTTTTATCAAAATTAAGATCTTTACCTATTTTAACAATCTGTGGGGGAATTACAGTGAATATTTTTCCTATATTAGCTTTAACACCTTCTAGTGCTTTAACTATTGCGGCGGCTGATTTATTATCATCTCCGATAAAATTACCTTCTCCGTCAGTTTTCTTAATACCGTGAAATTGAATAACATCACGATCATAATAGATAACGTTTGGATTCTTAGAATAAATTAATTCCATGTTCATCCAGTTTTTACCATTATCAAAAACTTCTAAATCTTTAGGTGATAATTTTACTAAAGCATTTGCTAAATCTTCTGCAGCAAATTGAAAAGTATCTTGAACTAATTTACTAGCATGTCCTTCAAATTTATCTTTAAATGATTTTAAATCCATAGGATCTTTTAAACCACCTTTATTTCTAGAAAATTTTACTTCTCCATCCTGTACTGTTGCAAATACATTTTGTCCATCGGTCTTTTCAGTAGGTTCTTCTTCGAAGTTTAATTCTCCTTGGAGACCAGATGTTACAATCTTCTTAAAATCTGCAAAGGTTAAATCTTTTTCATCGAAAGGATGAGACATGTGACCAGCTGCACCTCCTTCTAAGATTAATTCTTCTTTAAGTGTATTGTATTTTTCAACGATATATTCGTCAAACGATAGAACTTTACTCTTATTTTCACTCATATAATGTGCAACATATTCCTCTCTGGTCATACCTTGTACATCTGCATGATGTTGAATAAAATCTACGAAGTTGTTATTTAGTTCCATGTATATAGCTAATATAATTAAAAAACTTGACCCGGAAAAATCCAGGTCAGTTTATTTTTATTTTTTATTATAAATATCTATCGATAAATTCTTGTTTGCTTCCAGTAAATGATCTAGTCTTTGGGCCGAAAAGAACAATCTCAGCGCCTTCTGATTTAAGCCAATCTGCAACTTTTTGAGCTTCTTTCTTATCAGCTGATAACCATACTGTGTCAAATTCAGGACCATGAGACCTTTGCATTACAATACCTCCTTTTTCATTTGTAAAATTAAACTTATCTCCAAGAGCAGCACTTACTTTAATATTTTTATTAAAATTCTTTTTATGATTCTTAAAAGAATATGCTAAAGCACCTGAGTAACTTTTAGTGTCAGTTGTAAATTCATCTAAAGATGTAGTAGTACCTTCACTTATCTCTTCTGATTCGTTACACATTGAAACTAATTCTTTAGCAATCTTTTTTGCTTTAGAACCTTTATGTCCGTATGCTTCGACTGTGTCTAATGCATCTTCCATTTCCATTCCATGTAATTCACCCATATCTCCGTCTCTTTCATCTAAAAGATCCTGTAAGATATCATTAGCTTCTGATTCGTTAACTACTGATTCAAATGCTGGAACTAATCCAGTTTCTCCGTAGATATCTGCCATCATCCATTTTTTAGAACCTTCATCCCATAAATAAACGAATTCTGCACCACCTTCGTAATTTGCATCTTTAATATATTTGTTAATATTCTTAACATTACCTTTCATCAGATTAACATCTCCGCCATAGAAATTAATTTTCTTAACGTCTTTATCTAAACCTGAATTATCTCCATTTTTAAGAACAAAATCTACATTTTTACCACTTTTAAAGGTTGATTTAATAATAGGCAACATGTTTTCAGGATATGAATCATAGTGAGTATATACTGAAGTAATATTTCCTTTCTTGTCTATTTTACCAAATTGACCTCTAGTTCCTTCATTAATTACATAATTAATTACTTCGTTAAATTTAGATTCTTTTAAAGAAATTTCTTCTTCAGTTAATTGAAACTTAACTGATTCTTCTACTGCATTAAATCCTGCTAATAATTTTTCAGCAAGTTTAGATTCACCAATAGATTCTAAATATAGAGCAGTACCTTCAGCAACTCCAATACCTGACCATCCGGCAGCATTTGAAATTCTAGAATAATACTCATCTAATATCTGTGATATTTTCTTTGCTCCTACTATAATAGCTTGTTTACCAAGAGTTAAAGGATTAACAGTAACGCTTCCTAATCTTCCTTTGATAATTTTTTCAGTAGCTGTTCTTTCTCTATGAAAATTAGCATCAGTCAATGCTTCAGCATAAATATATTTAATAGCTCCTAAGTGAGAAATTTTATCAGCTGTTAAGCTTCCTAGTTCTGCAAATATTTTATTGTATTGAGTTAATACTTTCTTTGCATCTCTTTTGTATTTAATATCTAAGGCCTCATTCATTAATGATTCTCCTAATCCCCAGTAATTTGCGTGATCGTATTCAACTGGGAATATACCTAAATCACCTTCATCACCTTCTTCACTTTTAACAATTTTAGCAAGATAGTAATCTCCCTTTGCAGTATCTTCATATCCGTATGAATCTGCATCTGATCCCATTTCTTTTTTAAATTGCTTTGATATATTTCTCCAATTATCGATAGCGATTATTTCAACTTCGCTTCCAATTGAATTTTCAGTAGTATCTCCTACTTTAAATTTAGCTTTTTCATTAATTACAGATTCATACAATTCGTAAGATATACCTGAATCATCCATTAACTTCTTAAGATTTGGTATATCATTAGTATATACTGTTACTTCACCGTCACCTCTTCGTGTTCTGGATATTTTATTCTTAATCATTTCATCCTTTAAAATCTTATGTACCATTGAAGCATCATCCAACTTACCAAGTCTAACAATATCTCTTTCAGTAACTAAAGATTCTGAAAATTCTTCAATATGTTCCATATCGATTTCATCTTCTCCCTTTAATTCTTTTTGTACTTCTTTAGACTTTACTAATTTTGAAAGATCTTTCATAGTGATTTCTCCATCAATGAAGTCAGCTAGTATATAGTATTGATTAGCAGAATATCCTTCACTGTCTCTAAAATCACCAATTTCTTCAATTGCTGCTTTAGTAACGGTCTTAGCTTCAGTAACTAAAGATTCGCTTAATGAATTTCTTAGACCACAGTGTACGCATTCTACCGTTCCGTCCTTGTCAATTTGCTTATATAAATGTCCTTTTTTATTAGTACACTTTGGTTCGTCTGATTCAGTAACTTCTTCTACCTCTACTTCTATTTCAGCAATTTCTTCTTCTGAAACATCTCCAAATATTTTTGAAATAATTGATTCTTTCTGATCTTCTTCTAAACCTTCGAAAGAAGTTAATCCTAATTCATCTAGAATAGCAGCTATTTTACCAACTGATTCTTGTCTTTTTAAATTGTTTTCTTCTCTAAGTTTACTAACAGATTCCTGTTTTCTAATCTCTGTAAACGATTTAAATGAAGAAATTTTATTAACTTGTGCCATTTTTTAATGTTTATTTAATTTAGTTTCGTTATTCTATATATCTCCGTCAAATTTGACTTTCTTAATACTATACTCAAATTTCTCTTGTTTATAAATTTTCTGCCTTGCCTTACTATGTTTATATAAATAGTTATCCCATTCGTCAGTTCTAATGTCATCCACAAAATCGACAATTAATACAGCTTCTTTAGACTCATGTTGCCTTAGACCTCTACCAATTGACTGCCTGATGATCACCTCGGACTTAAATGACTCTGTAAAGAATATATTGTGTATTTTCTTAATGGAAATTCCAGTAGAGAATGTACCATAACTCGCCACAATAACTACTTCATCTCCTGCTTCCATTTTCTTTTTATATTCTTCTCTAATATCTTTATCTGTTCCTCCATCTACATAAAAAACTCTTTTATCTGAGTTTTGGCGGAGCTGTTCGTATATTTTTTTACCATGTTCTATTCTATGAAACAGAACTAGAGAGTTCCTAGGGACCTTACCAACAACATTACATATAAAATTAAGTCTACCAAAAGAATTAATAATATAGTTTTGTTCTAGTTGAAAAACATCCTTCCTATCATACTTATTAAATGCTAATTCTTCAAATGCTTTTTTTGCGGAATCAGGTGCGTAATTCATTTCAATTACCTTTACTTTACATTTAGCAATGTGGCCTTGACTCTGTAAGAATGCAGCCTTAACTTCACTAATCACAGGTCCAGTCTGACTCATTAGAGTTAACTTATCTAATGTTCCGTCTTTAGGAATCGTACCTGATAAACCATACTTATATTGTGCACTTGTACATTTTTGTAATATAGTCTTAATAGAATTAGATTTCGCCTTATGAGTTTCATCTACAATAACAGCATCGAACTGTTGAAAATATTCTTTGGGCTTTTTAACTAAGGACTGATACGTACCTATCACTACATTTCTGTCTGACTTTATTTTCTGGCCGGCATATATCTGCTGTATCTTTAGTTTTATTCTATTCTTATTATTGTATTCGTGGAAATCTTCATGGGCCTGAACAACTAGAGAAACATTAGGAACTATAAATAATATCTTTTCGGCCTTTTCTTTTTCTAACATATACGCCACTGTTAAAAAACTAATAAGTGTTTTCCCAGCAGAAGTTGCTAATTCAGCTAAACATCTCCTAAACTTTAGGATATTAAATGCTGTTTCTATTTGATAATCCCTTGGAACAAATTTACTACCCTCAAAAAATTCTAAAGCCCATGCTTCAAATGATTCTGCACCTATGTTTCTATCAAATAGTCTTTGAATTCCATTAAGTTTAAGATCAAACTTATATTCCTTGCAAATGAGCATAACATATCTCCAAAGACCAGCGGGAATCCACTTATCGTCTTTGATGTATGAAACATATCCGTCCCATATTCCTTTCTTGACTAAAGGATTAAATCTCCAACTATCAATTCTTTTAGTTAAAGATATTTTAATCTGCTCTAGTTCAAGTTCCTCTGCTTCATCAATTCGTAAGAATTGATTATCATCCGTTAGAGTTAAAATCAATTTTCATTTAACTTTTTTTACAGTCTCGAAATATCAAGGCGATTCTTTATTGCAAAGCCCATATTGTCGAGAGTTTTTACTGAGCCTTCAATAAAGGCCTTTTGGCTTTCAAGTAAATCCAAAATCTGTTTATCATCTGAAAGATCTGCGTCGATAAAACGTTCTCTTTGTTTATCCGTTATCTTATAATCAAACTTATAATATTCGATCCATTTCTGTTTATATAACTTGTCTACTGTTCCTTTCTGCGTTCTAATTTTACCACCAATGGTTGCTAAATTTTCAACTAATATTTGCCTATAACTTAATGTGTATGCGCTAACATCTTCTAGGTTAATACCTTCTTTTAAGTTTTCAGTAAGTTCTTTAATCTTTAAAGTCCATTCTGATCTTTGTTTTGCTAAATATTCGTCTAATTGTACAATCTTAGATTTGTTAGTTGATTGTTCTGTCATGTGGTGTTTTTTAGAATAATGAGTTATTATTAGTATTCTTCTTAATATAAACTTGACTCTTAAATTTCTTTTTGTATTTAGGAGTTATTTTAATTTCTTTTTCAGCATGTGATAAATCGGCTGCTGCAAACCCAATAATCATTTTTAGATTTTTGTGTCTTTTTCCATCTTCTTCGAATTGATCTAATTCGTCATTTACCATTTGTACGTAATCGTCTATCATAAGTAATAAGCATCTAGTCGTGAATTACTAAAATACTTATCCATTGTAGATAAACATTTATTTTTTGTTTTCCAAGCAGCGATAACTAGATCGTTTAGATCTTTAATCTTGCTAGGATATTTATCCATCTTTGATTCAGACAGAAATTTGTCCCATGTAAATACTTCTTTACCTCTTTTTAATTTTTGCATCATCTTTGATTTTCCTGCTTCGTCATTATCAAACATATATCTTATTGTTGGAATTTCGTCTAACTCTTCAGTTGATCTGGTTACAGACGCCAATGCTATAGAGTTAGGCATAAATAAGGCATCTAAAGGTCCTTCGAATACCGTACAGGGCATTTGGAAGTTTGCAGTCATGATACCAAACAAAGTTGATAACTTCTTAGAGGATATAAGCTGTTCATCCTGAAGAGGTATTTCTTTATTCATTTCCTGATATATCTTTTCTATATCGTATGTTAAATATCTTGTGTTTTTACTTTTCCTTAAAGATCTACTTTGAAATCCTATAACCTTACCTTCAGGTGCTAAGTTTAAAACTAAGATTCTTTTATCTCTAGGAGAATACAAGAAGTGATTAAGCTTCTTATGTAAAAACCTGTTCTTTAAATAGAAAAAGGCAGGATCACCTGGTTCTATTTCTACAAGTTTAAAAACTTCTTTAAGTTCCTTTCTTGTAGGTGATAAATCATATAAGGTTTTAAACACACCATGTTGAAGAGTGTCTACTTCATTAACAGATACTTTGTGTTCTTTAATATATTCTATAATTGTAATAGAATCTTGAGTATCTTTGAATTTTAGGTGATGATCTTTTAAAAAACCATATAGATCTGAATGTTGTCCACAATTAAAGCAGTGGAATTGTAACGTTGCCCAATATAGATTACCTCTTTTCTTATGAGTTTCACCATGCGAGTCACCACAATAAGGGCATGCCAGGTTTAAACGACCTGGCATTTCCTTAATCATGTGTTTGTTAGGGTCAGCGTGTTCTTTTACACAAACTTGTTTAACTAAACTTCTGACCTTCTGCTTTAAATCTTCTGTGATTTTTTTAGATTCCGATTTCATCTAAGAAAGAATCTAGATCATCGCTATCTGCTGATGCAGTTGAAGATTTTGCTTCTGCTGCCGTTGGAGTCGCTGTCATTGTGTCAGGGAATTCAAAGTTAGCATCGTTTCCTGTTACCGGAGCTGCTTCTTTTACTGCTGCTTTTTTAGCAGCTGGCTTCGGTGTAGAGATTACAGAATCCATTGAAGAGCCAGGGTTAAGATATTGTCTTAAAATACCATTGACAAAGTCAAGAGTTTCAGCATCCCATTTCTTATATCCATAAGGATCTAAAGACGGTGCTGTATCTAATTCACCTTTAATAGATGTCATAGCTTCTTGGTTTCTTTCAGCTGGTTTTCCATCAATTGCAATAGCTGATCTAGTTGCAGAGAATTTAGACTTATCATAGTTATTATATTCACCTTGGCGAGTAATAATAAGTTCAAAGTTCTTTCCTTCGAATAAATCATAAATCTGAGTTGGTTCACCAAATGCAGGTTTAGTTTCTTCTTCGATCTTCTCTTTAATTTTATAACCGAATTTAAATACTTTATAAGTACCTTCTAATTCAGGGTTCTGAGGATCTTTCACTACTTTAATAAGTGAGTAGTACTGTTCTCTACGCTTAAGCTTGTCGCTCATCTTACGGTCTACTGCTGAATCACTCTTACGAAGTTTGAAGAATGCATCTGCAATTGGACACTTATCTCCTACCGTTGAAGGTGAATCAATAAGTCTTCCATCACCGTTAGCATCAGTTAGCCAGTGTACATACTTTTTAACTAGTGAATTTCTTGGGTTTGTTGGATTTGGTACAAAGCGGATAAGTGCTTTATAAGTACCATCTTTACCATCATCTGCGGATGGTTTGTAGATTTCATTTGTAGAGTTTGCACTCTTTGTCTCGTGGGTTTCAACATCGCTTACGCTTAAGTTGAAAATGTCAAATTCTGCCATTTCTTTAATTGCTTTAATTTACGTTAATGTCTTTAATCTTTAAAAAACTTTCAATAGTTATACATGTAATTCCTAAAAGGTTTCACAATAATAACTATTCTATATATCCGTATTGCAGGGGGCAGGGGGAAGAATTATAACTCAGAATAAGTAGAACCTGATTCGTCAATCCACTTTGAAGAAGAGTTAGGAAGACGGGCTAAACCAGCTTTTCTTAACATATCTATCATTTCACTTTCTGTTATTCTATGTTGAGTTACCATATCGCCTAAAATCTCTTTAAGCTTTAGTAGGTGGGCCGGTATTATTTCTCTATCTGTTTGCATATTTTATATATCTTTTTATTTTATGAAACTTTATGGGGAAAAGACAGTATAACTTAAGACTTTAAGCCTCAGTGGTAAATCTATTCCTCAGTGGCCGACATCTTTGCTCTAACGAAGTGAGTTAAAAAGTAAGCGTCAACTAAATCGTCAAAGGGTTTTGGTATTTTTTTAGAAGGTCCAATTTCTTTCACACAAAAATCTAAAAGAGGATGTTCTGCTAAAACTTGATCTCCTAATACATTACTTAAAAAGGCATCCCATAATTGAGACTTATTCATGTTTCCTTTTCCAGCGTGTTTCTTAATTGTAGTGGGAGCAATGGTTTGAATGTCTAATATTTCAAGTTGACTTAGCATTCTTTCTTTAAGTATTGCAGCCCCTGCAGCCATATCTATAATATTGTTAGTTCCCATTTTCGAACCGAAAGAAGTTCCTTCAAAAGAAATAATATATTGCTTCTTTGTTTTTGTAATGTCCGTTATTAAATTAATAATGTCATCTGCGGTTTTAGCGTACCTCTTTATCTTTGCTAATTCAACGCTTGAATAATCTGCACCTTGTTTTCCCCAGTCGGGTTGATTAATAAGAGTAACTCCCTTCAAATGAGATATGTCCTCTTGCCAAGCTCTTTCTTTCTTGGTTCCTTGGCCTTCTTTAATATAAGATATGAAATGATATTCGTTAGTTTCTTCTTGGTATATAAAAATACCTGGAGAGTTTAATGAAAAGTCTACTGATACGTAATTCAAATTAGAATGATTTTCCGATAGCTGCACCCAATCCAGCGCCAACTAATCTTGAGGTTAATAAATCGTAAAAAATACCTTTCTGAATTCCTAGAACTTTAGCAACTGTTTTACCAATTGTTTTACCTAAAGCAAACCCAGTAAGTCCACCGAATATAGAGCCTAAGAAACCTTCATTTGTTAATTCCTCATTAAATCTATCAAAATCAAACGTTCCGTCTTCGTTTGCATATTGTTTAGTAAATTCTTCTAATGCAGCATCAACCTTTTGCTCTAATTCGTCAGTCCATTCCGACTGTAGAGATTCTTCTAATAGAGTAATTTCCTCTTTAGTTATATTCTCTTCGCTTAAGTATTCAAAAAATGTTTTCATTATAATTATCTATATTGTTATGGATTATATATCTCGTTTATTTATTGTCTATTTCAGGAGTTATATTAAACTTATTATAATAAAAATTAAGGGTGAATGTAGAAAACTCCGCGACATTGCTTGACATATTTAATTCTAACTCTGATATTGAATTAAGAATGGGTTTTTCGAAAACTGCACTCATTAAATGTATACCTTCAGAATCCATTATTTGAAGTTTAAGATCGTTAATAAATGGTTCTCTGACGTGTTTTGAATAATAATACAATAAAGTATCTTGCATTATAAAATAATTAACATATCCATCTAATAATTGGAGCTCTATAGAAAATTGCCTTTCAATAGTATTCTGTATAGGAACAGATCCTCTGTGATACGTGATAGTTCCGTCATTAGGCGATTGTGATATTGGATCAAAATTAATACCTGGCATACTTAAGCCCTGTATAGAATAATTGATAAAATCAATAGGTTCTTCTAGGATATTACCTGGTATTCTATTTAAATAAGGCCTGTACTTGTCTACTACTTCCTTTGGAATAAAGGTTCTAGGAAACTTAAAGTTAAATAAATTATTTCTACTATTTAATATCATTATATTATTTCTACTTTTCCATGATACAATAAAGACTCTGTTTCTCCATTCTTTATATTAATATAGAATTTGTCTTCAAATTTATTTGTATCGCTTTTATCAAATCTGACAGCTGTTGTTTTAGGTATTTTAAAAAACACTTCTCCTAATCCTAGATCTATGTTAGGAAATGATGGATCATGTGCCATTCTCTGTTCAACCGCACCGCTTTTAATTATTAATACTATATTTTCTGCGCTTACTAATGAAACTGCTTTTTTATCGTCTCCGGAAGGTTGTGCAATATTGAATTTTACAAAGTTATCAGATACCTTAGACAATGATATAGTAGCCTTACCTTCTTCAAAAAACTCAATGTTATCTAATTCTTCAGATTCTGTTAAATCTGTTGTAACATTTGTAGCGGATGCTAATATCCCATAGGTGTCTAACGCAACTGGAACATATTTAGTTTCTCCAACGCTTGGTCTAATTGAATTAACAAATTGATTTAATTCTCTATTTACCGTAGTATTTGGTAGCTTATTATAGATAACAGTAGGATCTACATTTCTTAGATTAATCTTTTCCATTCTAGTTCCATACTTTTTAGTATTATAAGAAGTCATAGTTGCGACTTTAATAATTTGAGTATTATCTGTTTCGTTATAAATTCTCATAGTATGTCTAATATAGAAAGAGCTTGCTATACTAGAATTAAATATGATAGGTCTAAATGGGATTGGTGCTTCATAATTTGCAGTCTGAGTAAATGTCATAGATGAAGTATCTAAAAAATCTAAACCTATTTGTTCACTGACTTCTATATCATGAAATATTATAATGTCATCGCTTGAAGTTTGTATTCTTCCATTAATGTAATTTTCAAAACCTTGTCTAGAACCGTCTTTAGTTCCATACACTTGAAAATAATCCATGTCTTCTACTTCTTCTATATTAGCTGCAATATCTAAGTATTCATCTTCTTTAGAAACAGTAACGTCGATTGTATCTTCAACGTTAATATATTCTATATCTCCTTCTTCAGTTAAAGTATTTATTAATTTTAAACTTATTTCATAGTTAGTAGAATCTAATATTGCATCTTCGTTTTCTCCAAAGAATGCATCATGAAAATCCTTATTTTTAGTTGAAACATCAAAATAAATCAAAGAAGGAACTTTAATTTGTATGTATTTAGAATATGAAGTATCACCTAATACGAATGAATTAGGATTACTTATTTCAAAATTAGAATGATTTAAATAAACTATTGACGTAAAATAGTTATAAACTCCAGATTCTCTTTTAGCTTTAACCTGAAACATAAAACCTTCCTTACCTCTTGCAGCAAAAGAAAATCCAGTTTTCAAGTGTAATCTAATTGTATCATACCATACGTCACCTACTATGTTATCATCTACATTTGCAAGAGAAGAGTCTGTTCCATTCCATGATGAACTATCTAAATACGCTAAATCATTTTTAAGTAAAGCCCATTTACCATCACTATTTGAAGGAACTCCATAATATCTTCCAACTTCACCGGTCGCAGTTTTAATACTATTTCCAGTTTCTTGCTCTGGTTCTGCAAATAAAGGATTAGCCCTATTTCCTACATTTATTTCTCCACCCTTAAATGTATCTCCAGCTAGATTTTCATATGAATATTCAAATCTTCCATTAGTTCCTGGGGTATATGTGTATGTGTTACCAATTAATTGGGTAGTTGAACCGTTTATTGTGAATCCGGCTATATTGTCTATTGAAGAATCTGATAAGTTAAATTTATAAGTTTTGCCGTTTTTAAGAACTAATTGTCTAGATGCAAAGTCATTAATAAAAACATAACCATCTTGTATCTTTACACTAAAGTTAACAACGTCTGCTCCTAATTCATGAATCAAGAATCTAGAGGCTGAATCATTAGATGCCTCTGTGTTTAAAAATTTAAATTGACTTCCGTTGTCGTCGTTTTCTATCTTAGCGTCATCTACATAATCAACATTTTGATCATGATACATGAACTCCATTAGAATGTCGTCATCTAGTCTTAAGAATTTGGATGATTGTGCCATTGTTTATTTATTATTTTAAAATCTAAGAAATTTAGGGGACCAGTATACTCCTATACCAATCGATGGACCAGTGCTTATGACTTGATTATTATTCAAATTAATTCCATATTGAAATCCAACACCAATAGACCACCCTGCTTTTTTCTCATATTTATTATTTAATCTATCGTTAACTAAGTTTATATTTTCTATATTAGTGAACGTTACTCCTTTATATGGAGTTGTAATTTTAAGTCTGTCAAATCCTTCTTCATTAATGATAGCAGCACTTAAACCTATTCCCTGTATAATATCAAATCTAGAAGAGAATAAATTATAATTAGTGCTATCCTTTAAAAGAGATATACTTCCTTGAAATCTTCTCCAGTTATATTTATCAAACTCCCACTTATCGTTTACGTCAACTGTTATCGTATCTATATTATTTATAGAATCCGTATCAACTGTTACAACTCCATTCGCATTTATTATAGAATCTTTTACGTTTAGAGTTGTTGAAAGTAAGCTATTAACATTCTCTAATTCGTTATTAATATTTAATTGATTAGCATATTTAGAAACTAGTTTTTTGTTGCTTTCAGTTAGAGTATTTACATCATACTCAAAAGATCTTATACTAGAAACCAATTCTTTATTTTTATTCTTTTCAATTATAATAGTATCTTGGGTCGCTTTATAATTATTAAGATTTCTATCTGAAACCTGCTGAACCTGAACTATCTCTCTTTTTAAATTTTGATTAGAATTACATTGTTGTAAAAGACAGAACACCAAAATCGCAAGTCCTCCGAAAAGAATTGCGTTTTTGTAAAGTTTATATGTGTTCAGTATATTCATATATTAAATCTAAATTTTATCCTGAGAACT